CTAACCATTACAATGTTCTTGTAGCCAGCATCTTCTCGACTCCAATACATTGGACCACGAGTGAAATCATAATCAATCTGTGGACTAACAAGAGGAATGATCTGATCAATCTTATTACGATACCACATTGACGAATCAGAGCACTTCAGGACTTTCAATGCTTTCATTAGATTGCCCTACCAAGAACATAATACAGGAAATGATCAAGCTCTTTATCAAAGTCTTTACCGAGACGACGAAGCAGCCAGATCTTCTCTAACTGCTCACGTGCCACATCACCATCGATGAATTGAGTATTGAAGTCTTTACCACGACGCACGAGCTCATCAATCAATTCATCATCATCGAGCTCTCTAAGAACTTCATCAACATCGACGTCGACATCTACATTAACGTACATATCAACCCTCCACCACTACACGTTTCCAGCCGTCACCGACCCTGATCCACAGACGATCATCCTTACCAACAGCCATCTGTACTTTGTTTAGCTTATCGCTCGGACAAGTAGTCCCGTAAGAACCAACAGACAAAGTGCTATTGTATACAGATGTCGAACACGTCATAGTGTATCCGTTGTCAGTCGTAAACGCAACGGGCTTGGGTGGTTCGGGAGGACGATTGTCTCCTGTGATCATTAACGAGGGGATACCATCCCTGGGTGCCAGATGGCCAATGTCGGGTGGTCCAGATAGAGCCGCACTGTTAACATTCCCGCCATCACTAACAGAAACGTTGGCAGCGGCCAAAGCAGCGACTTCTCTTGTAACAGCGTGATAACCGCCCACAGCCCCACCGAGTACAACCCCGCCAAGGCCAAAACCTTTAAGAAAACTACGGCGTCCATTTATTTGTTTCTCCATGATCTAATCTTACTCCATACTCTAAAGTACCATGAGGTCTTCTTAGTCAGAATCACGGTACCATCCTCTTGCACATTCCAGACAAGTACATCCCCTACCTTCCAACCCAATTGTCCCATTGCTTCGTCAGGTAGAGGAAGCACTAAGTCATCCCCATCTTGTTGAACATATGCTGTCCAGCTCATCATACAAATCCCATCTTGCGCTTACGCGGTGCTTTGTCAGCATGCGTCTGCTTGTTAAAGATCTCTGCAATGCTGTATTGTCCGTCTGCTTTATGTTCTTTGACAACACCCAATTTGTCCGCAAGAACAGTGGCTTCAGACTCAGACAGGGGAGCAAAGTTAACAATGTCAAAGCAACGACCAGGACGGATCAGAGCTGGGTCGATGTCTTTGATAGAAGGTAGGTTGGTAGAGAAGATCATCTTCTTGTTCTTTGTGGTAACAAGACCATCACCAACGTTCAAGAACTTATGCATCATCCCATTACCTTCACTACGGTTACCGAGGAAGTTGTCCGCATCTTCGATAACCATAATGCTACGATCACCCTCAATGAACTGAGCGAACAGATAGTCCTTTGCAAGGATCGCTGCATCATAGGTAACGACAGCACTTTGCTTTGTATGCTGTAATAGACCACGAATGAATGTAGTCTTACCAGTACCAGGAGGACCGATCAGCAAAAGGATAGATGCATCGCTATGCATGAATCGTTCATAGTATTCGGTAAGAGGTTCACCGTTCAACCATGGATACATTTCATCAACAGGAACACGGTCACCACGAAGAGGTACTTCAATGCTCTGACCATCATTGCTGTATAGCCATTCGATCACATTGTGGACTTCCTCATACTGATCAACAACACGCTCATACCAATGATCAACGAACTCACGATCACCATGAACGCTGACAGAGACAGATGAAGAGCTGATCTCATACGAGAGGTAGTTGAGGTTCTCATCCTCAACAATCATACCACGAGTATCTGTGTGCTGAATGACGCGCAGACCACAGGTCTCAATCAGTTTATACCACTCAGAACGATTGGCAATGACAGTAAACTCATGGTGGATCGTGGAAAGGCAACGTTCGTTACGTTCCATGAGAATGTCAGAAACAATGTAGTCGCTAACATCGGACGCACCAAGAAACACATCTTTTTTAGTATTGTTCACAAAATTACTTTCTACTTCTTCACCACCATACACCCACGAACGTAACGTACGCTTTCTGCGGCTCGCACGTACCCTCGATCTCCTAGCTAGAGATCTAATGACGTCACTCACTTCATTACTCATGGATATACTCGAACTGTAGGACACGTTTCGCTTCCTCAACGGAGCGACACGCATCACGATTAACAAGAATGAATCGTGGTCCGTATACTTTAACATAACCACGATTGAACTTCAACTGATAAAACGACTTACCCTTCGCATCAACCTCTTTGGTGCGAATCTTATTCCAATTATTCGATAGACCACCGAACTTAATAGTGTCTTCAAGCTCTTCAGCAATGATGCTGCGAGACCAATTCACATTTTGCATTATAAAATCCTCAGAATGGAGCGTCAGGGTATTCTACAGGAATTTCAGTTAGTTGGCTACGGGTCTTTTGGTCCCATTCAGGGAATGGCCATCCGTTGTAGTGATAACGAACGACTACATTACTGTCCGACCAGTGCGTGTCGACAATAGCAACACGATGGTCGTCAGTAACAACTTCAGTCCCACAATGTAGGAATGAAAGTTTCTTCTTCACTTCCAGTCCTGGACAGCAAAGAAACGAGAGTACTCACCGGGATCATGGTCGATGAGGCGTTGTGCTTCAAGTTCTGCATTGCGCAGATCCTTGGACTCAAGCATAACTTGTTCACCGTCTGTGAGGACGGCAACATAGCATTGGTGTTCGTGGTTGTATTCGACTGCTGCTAATTCAATTTTCATATATTGTACCCACAATCACGGTGTGGATCTCTCCACCCCATATTCGTTTATAAATCTCCGCACAATCTTTAACATAGAATACAAACTGCTTGCCTGCTGATGTTAAAAGGATGTACTTCATTTATTCTCCGATAAAAAGGGGCCAGGGGCCCCTATCTATCAATTACTTGAACACACGAGTGACATAGTAGTATGCATTCGCATACGTGATCTCCAGTTCTGCAGAGATCAGCTTGGCAATCTCACCATTGCCTTTGCCTTGATTGGCATCAAAGATCCGACGAGCGGCTTCTTTCTTATCGTTGACCTTGGGAGCTTTGACAGCTTTGGTCTTTACAGTTTTCTCTTTAGCAACCTCTTGAGCTTGCTCGACGGTATCCATAGCTTCTGCTGCAGCAGCGCGAGCAACGGCTCGGGCTTCTTTGTCAGCGAGATATTGCTGGAAACCATTAAGAACGCCAGGGGAAGTAACGAGATCGGTACCGGGGATCACTTGAGACATAATAAAACTCCAAAAGAAAGTTGAAAAGAAAACTGAATAACAATTCAGTACGTGTACTTTAACTTAGTTTTGAACTTTAGGCAACATGGTCAAGAAGTGTCACAGGATTGTGGTATTTGTCGAAAAAGTCACGAACTTGTTCTACATACTGGCTAGTTTGTTTTACGATTGGCTGCAGACCATCTTCGTCCGTAGCAATCATAATACAAATCTGTGGACACCAGACCTTTTCACGTTCGTACAACATCAATGCATATGCTGTACATTGATAGAAGTAATTGAGGATCCATTCCTCTTTCTTGAACTTCTTTGCTGTCTTAAAGTCACCAATTGTTCTGATTCCATGGATACGACCAACCATGTCGCAACGACCAGCGGTTCTTAATTCATCCGAATACAGAGCAATCTCATTAGCATACACCTCATCACACCAATTGTCAAGATATTTCTTGATCTGATTGAATGTATCGATGTTGATAGGCATTGCATCTCGCGCATAATTCTCTTCATTACGGAGATAACGCTCAGCGATCAAATGGACAGCAGTACCACGCTTGGAAGCTTGTGTAGAGATCTTCTGTGCTTCCTCTTCACCAACCTTCTTTTTCCATTCAACGATTGCATTAGCATTCATTGTGGAGAGGACAGTTGTTACGGAAGGATACAGATTGCCTTCAGGGGTACGGTAATGACGTTTACCGTCCACGTTCTCTGTTGGAAGATCGTGATCGGTAAACTGTTTTGTCAAATTAAAATAATGTGTTCTCATTCAAGCATGTCGAGTTTGTGTTTTACAGATTCTAACGTATTGGTACGTTCCGAAATGATTTGTCTTTCCCATGCACTCTTGTGGTTGAAGATATTTGCACAGACAAAGAACATTCCTTCATTTTCTGTATTTAACCAAACGACACCAGAAGGAGTCAAACAATTTCTTACACCATGAACGAAACGTTTGTAGTCATCAGGCATATACACTTTGTCACGGAAAGGCATAAACCTGATTGCCATTGCACAATCAAACTTTAATGAACCAACATCTAACCATTGTTCGCTGACACGCATGTCACCAAGAATAATATCAACAGGAACATTCAAAGCATTATTGATATACTTTAGGTATTGATATCCGTTAACCGTTTGTGCTTCAGGGTTTGAAGTAACGATTGTTGGATCAATGAACTTGGCCCAGTTAATTCCTGACGCAATATCAATGATTGTCTCTCTGCCCTCATCACGAGCGACATCGATCCATTCTCTGTATATCCGTCCGAGTGCAAGTACATGATCCGGATCAGTGTACTGCATTATGTTCTCGATAACAGATGGATTGTCTGCATCTTTCCCATCTGCAATGTATTGTCTTGTAGCGTCGACTACACTGACTGCGAATTGTTTTAGTTGTTGGTCGTCCATTAGTCTTCCACTGCCATGATCAGCGCTTTGACGAAGTCTGAGCGAACAATATCTTGTGACAAGAAGTGTGTTGTATCGAACCACTCTGGCATCTTCTCAACGACCTTCATAAACCAATCGTAACAGCTCTTTTCTTTTCTGCCGTCAAGATCAGTTTGCTTAGTGTCACCGCAGATGATCAGTCGCGATCCTTTACCTAGTCGAGTGAGAACACTATACAACTCATGTGCAGTCATTGATTGGAATTCATCAATGATAACAACAGCGTTCTCTAGTGTAATACCACGAACATATGATGTCGTGATAAACTCAACCATGTTCTTCTTTGTTAAGATATCCCATGCTGTGCCATTCTCACAGAGATCATTAAAGATCTGCTTGTAAGGGATAGTAAACACTTCCGTCTTTTCCTGTAGAGAGCCAGGAAGGAAGCCCATGTCACGAGTTGCAACAGCACTTCGCACTACTACAATCTTTTCTACATCCTTGCCAAATAGTGAATTCAATGCAAGATAGGAAGCGATGAAGCTTTTACCTGTACCTGCTGATCCTACTGCGACAATACTTGCACCTCTGCCATAAGCTTCCATCATGTTCCCTTGGGCCCATGTCATCGGTTCAATATGTCTTACCTTCAAAAGTTCCTTATTATGTGTTATCTTACGTTTTCTCTCACGTTTTGGTGAAACAAAATCTTCTTCATTTGAATAGGCAAGTTTTACGTTCAATATTTTTCTCCTTGTTAGAACGTGTTGATTGTAGAACGCGTAAAGCGTTTGTCGTGGTGGCTCCTTATCTTTTGTAGTACTTCTCTGAATCCTGCATCTGGTTTCTTGTTCATTGTCAAGTCTCCGATTGCAGGGGCTCCTATGATAGATTCAAGGTCAGGGTTCTCTGCAAGGTATTGCTCTCTTGCAGAGATAGACATGAACTTATCGAATACTTCCTCAGTAACTTTATTACGGAAAGTGTATGTTGGCATTTACTTTGCCTTCTTAGCACGAGGCTTGCGTGGCTTCTTAGCAGGTGCAGCATCAGCGGCCTTTGCAGCTTCTGCAAGTGCTTTACCAACACCTTCTTCAGGTTTATAGCCAGGGAAAGGCCATTCCTTGGTAGCCATTACCTTATCGGGATTGGTAGGCAGTTGAACCTTGTAAGGCACACCGCTGACAGTAACGTCGCCAGCAGCTTGAATTGCTACAGTGTTTGCAGCAACTGTTTGTACTTGTTCGGGTTTGTGTGGACCAAACAACCACTCTTTGATTTTACTAAACATAGTATCTCCTTAATAATCTTCTAGTTGAATAATCTTCGCATAGTCTTTCGAGCGTAGCGTTTTGTCAACATTCTTCATCAGCTTCTTATTTTGAAGTGTCTTCTGAACCTTGTAATAGTGACTGACTTCTTTTTCATCACGTTCATAATTATGCTGGTTCTGTTTACGATGAGGTTTGCTCACTTTACCTGTTACTCCTTATGCAACCTTTTCTGGAACGGGAATCAACCCGGGAAATGCGGTGTTGACGAGACTTACAGTGAAACCTTTGTATGGAATCTTCTTATCTTTAACACTACACATTAACTGAGCGTCCTTCGGATCCAGACCTTCTAGGAACTGGATGAACAACGTCTCACGCTTCATTGGATGCATCGTTGGGTGCTCACCACCCTTAACGAAGAAATTGACTTTGCGAATATCGCGATAGAGATTACCTTGCTGGTCTAGGTGATCTGTTGGTGTGTATGGAGGCGTACCGAGAGGTAGTAACCACTCGACGCGAGGATCCAGAGCATATGCGAGAACCACACGGAGTGGAACACAATCATAATGCTGGAGGAATGTGACTTTTTCTTTTGTTGTACCTAGCTTAGCGCAGGCATCAAGGATTTCAGAGATACTGTATTTCATTAGAATTCACCAATATGCTCCATGAGCATTTTCATTTTGTGTTGGATAAAGTAGTTGAATAGCTTTTCACGAGACTTGCCCTTTTGTGCATCATACTCTTGCACAATAGAAGTTTGAATGTGATCAGGAATCTGGCTCAGATCAATCAGAGTCATATTCCGTTTCCAATTACGTCTGATCTCTTCGGGAAGAGAGTCAAAGTCTGCTTGAAGCAATTCATCAATTTTAGTCTCACGAAGAGGCTTTTGTCGTTGACCTTCGATTAAACAATTATCAGGAGAGAGTACATTAGGTACACCATCACCCCGATCGCCGGCCAGGACCAGATGTTTTAGAAACTTTTCTGGGTCTGTAGTCTCCATTTCCTTCTTACGAACAGGATCATATTGACGAACATTACCATACTGCTGGAGCTGGACGAAATCTTTATCTCCACTAAGGATTAGGATCTTCGCATCACTATTTAGCAAAGTTCCATACTTCATCACGATTGTACCAATGACATCATCTGCCTCAGCACCATCGACCTGAATAACACGGTATGGGAAGAATTCTTTCAATTCAGTCTTGATCTGATTGAGAGTATCAAAGAGAACAGGCCAATCGATGTTAGACTTTTCACGGTCTGCCTTACGATTGCCCTTGTATGGTGGAAAGTACTCACGACGCCAGTACTTCTTAGCATCGCAAGCGATGACGAGCTCACCATACTCGGCACCAAATTTAGTTTTAAGTGAACGGATTGTATTGATCACCATATGACGGACGAGATCGGGCTGGATAGCATCTGTATGCTGCCCGACCTGCACCATAATATTGGAGATCATTACCTGGGATAAGTCTAGTAGAATCATAATTTAATTTGAATAGTTCACCTGTAATGGTACCTTTGTTCAATTAAAAAGTCAACCGATTTTATAATGGAACATCGGTCCAGGATTCTTACGACTTTCTACTGTAGGATAACGTGACTGTAGAGACTTTAGTATGTCTGTCCATACCATTGTTACACGTTCCCAGTTATAACGGAGATCAGCGTAGCTCTTAGCGATTTTAACTACATTCTGTAGCATCTCTGTGTTAGCTTGCTTAATCACATTGTCGAGCTGATGATACATCGTTGTTGCGTGACCGTTCTTATCTTCATTCCATTGATACATTACGGTCGTACCACCAGCAGTTTCATAGAGAGCACCGTAATTTGGGTGCACACAGATACACTCTGCACTCATTGCTTCCATCAGACTGATACATGACGTCTCGACCCAGATAGAAGGATAAGCAAAGATGTGAGCAGAACCAACAGCCTTGCGAACTTCCTCATTAGGAACAGTGCCGTGATAGTTAATCTTCGGATGTTTCTCGCAACGCTCAAACAACTCTGCATATTGTGTATCACGTTGTTCCCAGCCATAGATCTTGAAGCTTGAATAGACATCGAGCTCAATGTTATCATGTGTCTCGCATAGCTTCTCAAACACAGGAACTACAAGTTCGAGCCCGCGATGAGGTGTTGTGTGGTAGATGATCTTGACCTTGTCTTTTGGTTTGTCGATCAGCTCACGTTCAATAGGAAC